GAGAGATTGCGTGTACGGATTGTAGCTTGGCTGAACTGGTTGAGTTTGTCTAGCCTGCGGTGATGGTTGCGATGTTTGCTGCATCATACCTTGCGACTTGCCTTCAAGCTTCTTAACCTTCTTATCGTACTCAACTTCATCTTTGAAGATTGGAGTGAATGGCTCAAACGAGTTGAGAATCACGCTTGTTTGAAAACCTTTCTTCTTGTCGTTCTCATCAACATAGTCAAACACGCCATTATCCACTCCCATGCGCTTTGCCATGCGGATCGTAGATGCAGCCATTTCCTTCAAGCTTTTTTGTGCAGATTTTAGATCTTGTGCAGAGTCAAACTCGTTGACGGCAGCTTGCAGGGCAAATGTCTCACGCTCCGACATCTGTGCCGCAGTTCCAGATCGTTGCTTGATGTTCTGCATCGCTTGCACAAGGTCTTGTCCCTTGAGGTTTTTGTACAATGCGTAAATGCCACCTTGGGTCTTTGCGAGTTCATTCAGCTTCTCTTCTGGGATAGATTGACCGAAGAATTCAGATGCTTGTGGGTGATTAAGAATTGCTTGGATATTGTCAAAACGCGACATAAGTTCCTCGGCTCCAACGCGATCAGAAACCCGTTGCCGTGCTTGTGCCACAAGTGCAACACTCTGGCGTTTCTTCTCCTCTGGAGTCACAATACGCACTCCATGTTTGGGAAGTGATGTTGGAACAAACGCACGATTGTAAAGGATGTTGCGCTGTATTTCTGCCTCAAGCTCGCTACCCGGTGCAGTTCCAGCTTGGCTAGCCTCAATCATCGCCTCATTGACGATGTCTTGCTGGTAAGGATTGAGAGTGGTGAGTTTCTGGTATTCCTCCGCGTCCTTTGTGGACTTCTGCTGTTTAGCTTTTGCAGCCTGTTGCGACTCGTACGCCATCCAGCCAACACCTTCACTCTTGGGTTGCTGTGCTGGTTCGGTAGCTCCGTAAGCCATAGACTGCTCGGTCGGCATCGCGCCTTGTGGCATATTTTGTGCCATTGCGCGGGCTTGTCCTTCTTGTTGCAACGCACGAACTCTTGCACGCTCTTCTGGAGTACCGATGGACGATTGTGGGTTGAAGTTATCTGGGAGTTGACCCGGTACTGACTCTTGGTCAAGTGGTGGAAGCAATCCACCTCCCATAGATGCATCATAAATCTCTTGGGCTTTGTTGAGATCTTCTTGGCTCAACAAACGCACACCTCCAAATTTCTTTGCTTCTCCAGTTTTAGAGTCAATGACATCACCAGTTTCTTGATTGATGTAATCGCCTCCAACAGTTCTAACCGCATTAAACGATCCAGATGGAGTTTGAATTGTTACTGGTGGTTGGTCTTTTTTAACCTCATAGCCTCGGCTTGCTTGTGCAACTTGTGCTGCAAGTTGAGATAGTACTTGTTTTGCTCCCGGTTCGTTTTGAGCAACAACAGCATCCGCGAAGCTTTGAACATATTTCCTGTTTTCGTCAGCAGTAACTGGTCTCATTTTTGCCAGTTCTTGCAACATGGAGTTAAGATTTTCAGCATCCAAATTCACACTTGCTCCGGGTGGTGTTCCGGGAACTACTGCTTCATCTGGCGATTGAGGTATCATCCACTGTGATGCTTCTGGTTGATTGAGCAACGCTTGATCTCCAGCAGACATGTCAATTCCTCCACCTCCACCCATAGATGCAGCGCTTGAAATAGCACTAGCACCATAAGCAGAACGCACAGGCATTTGCCTTCCTCCACCAAAATACGCAGGACGCATGTTCATCTGAGTCTCCTGCACCGCCACAGCACGACTGCTGATGTTTTGCTTGAGGATGTCTTGGATGCTAGCACCCAACGCGCCACGGACGGCAACTGGAGTGTTCTCGTCCTTCATTGAGTTGATGAGTTGGTCGTAGTATGGAGCCTGCATTGGATCCATGACCTTCGCGGCCTCGGCGATCTTGATTCCGTACTGGGCAGACTTCTTGGCCTCGCTTTGCTGCTTGAAATAGTCTTTAGCCTCACCAATGAGACCAGACATCATTTGATACGGAGCAGCTGCCGCCGCTCCACCTGCCGCTGCCGCCCCAGAGTAGTCTGGAATGCGGTATCCTGATACGGGTATTTGTCCTGCTACGAGTGCCATAATTTTATCCTGCTACTGGAATTGCGCGAGGGATACCTCCAAACATTGATTTTAGTCCCATACCAGCAGATAGACCGAGTCCGCTAAGACCAGTTGCGCCTGCGGCTCCACCTGCTAGACCTGTGAGTCCGAGGCCAGCGGAAAGACCACCTGTGAATGGGATTGCGGCAAGTCCGATTAGGCTACCGAGCATTCCTGATCTTGCTTGGCTTGCTTGCATGTCGGCTTGGTACTGTGCGAGATTTCGTTGATCTAACGCACCAGCACGCTCACGGGCAAGATTAAGTCCAAGGTTATAGTCAAGCTGTGGTGTCATTGATTGACCCAAACCAAGCCCGGTTCCTGCAAGCGTAGTTCCAGCGGTATAGGATGCTGGAGTCCGTCCAAGCATTTCAAGTCCTGGCTGAGTGTAAAAACCTCCAGCCGCGCTATAAGCTCGTCCAGCTTCTTCTCCAGCTTGAGCGCGAAGATTAGCACGCATTTGCTCAATTCCTTGAAGCTGACCAAGACCAGCTTGTTGCATTTCAGCGGTTGCTTGTGCGCCAGAGACACGCTGACCAAATAGACCTTGTTGCTCTGCGAGTCGTTGTTGTGCGCGAGCGGCTTGTTGACCAAATAGTGCCTGCTCCTGCTGTAGTGCCTGCTCTCTAGCACCAAGTCGTTGTCCAAATAGTGCTTGCTCTTCAGCCGAGCGCAATTGCCTCGCTTGTGCTTGCTGTCCAAACAACGCTTGTTGCTCTGCCATGCGCAGGTTTGCAAGATTCTGGCGTTGCTCAAACGCTTGTTGTCCCGCTTGGGTAGCCTCAGCTCGACGACCAGCAAGTGCGGCTTCGCGGTTCTGAATCTCTGCGGCAATGGCGGCATTACCACCTAGACGACCAGCAGATTGCGCGGCTTCCCGTGCCGTTTGTTGTGCCATGCGCTGCTCTTGTGGAGATAGCGTTCCACGACGAGCATAGGCTTCCTGTGCCATCTGGTTTGCCATCGCAGCATCTTGTTGCGCGGCTTGGATGGTAGGGCTAAGAAGTCCACCTTGCGTGACGGTCTCACCAAGAAGTCCTCGCTGCGTTGCGGTAGGACGAAGATTGGAGCCAGTAATGGTAGTTCCAAACTCTTGCGGACGAATGCCATACATTCCAAGTGCTTCACCCATGCGTCCAGCATATCCAGCTTCAGCACCTGCGGCTTGAGCGGCTAGATCTTGCATGCTGCGAACCTGTGCTGCTTGCTCTGGCGACATTGCTTCCAGAAGACCACGGGTGAGTCCAGCTTGACCAGTCATCAAGCCAAGTTCTTCAGCTCGCAGGCCTGCCATTGTTTTGGCTTCACCAGTAGCGGCTAGATCGCGTAGACCCTTAAATCCAGTAACACCCTGTGCCCCAAAGTCGAAACCTTGTTGCATGAATGCAGGCCCATAGCGACTCATCAAATCCATCGTGGACGGCAATGCTTCGCCATAGTACCCAGCCACATTCCCAACCATTTTGTTGGCCATGCTTTTCCCGCCTTTTTTACCCGGCTTGAAAATATCAGTTGGCATTGGGACGCTTGGTGCGTCTCCTCCAAAAAGTGATCCCATATTATTTTATTCTATTAAGTGTTTTTTGATAGTCCCAGAGTCTCACGCTACCAGATCCTTTGAATTCCCTTTGGAATGCCACAAAGTCAAACTGCCCTTCAAAAAGTTCAAGCACTTGCCGCATGTCTCCAGCGCAGTATGTGACAAATAGTGAGTTAGCGTGGTGTTTTTGTGTTGGATTTGTGGGTTTTGAAGAATCCGAAAAGTACCCAATACCGAAACATTCTGAGTTACACAATACAAAGCCATTACAAAAATGCCAATCAATGACATTAGTAAAGTTGATGTTTCTGCTTGTGTAGTCATGAAGTGCTTTTGCTAAATGCTGGTTCATCGAATGACCATAACATTGTTCTCATTAAAATCAGTTGGAGAACCACTTAAATTATCAGTTTCAATTTTAACAGTGCTAACGGTTGCCGTTGATCGGTCTGCACATGCAAATCTTGGAGATCCGGGACTGCTTCCAGAATTAGCATTAACCACATAATTAACATCTGGCATTGCAGTTGCAAATGTTACTGTATATTTACCTGCGGCTGTTCTAGCTACACTGGTTACATTTCCAGATGATCTAATGGTGCAGTTTCCATTTGTGGATCTTCCTTCAAAATTAACCCAGGCTCTAACCCCAAAAATCGGAGCGGAGCCACTTTGGTTGCCATCTAGCTTGGCTGCGGTGATGGCGGAGTTGCTTACGGTTGAGGCGGTGGTGGCAGACCCTGCACTATTTGCGTAATTGACGCTGAAGTTAGCTGGATTCCAAACATAATTGTTATTTCCTCCGCCAGCATCGTTTGAACCCCATACCCAAGTTGGCTGACCACCTTGCCCAGAATAATGAAATGTCATCGCATTTCCAGAACCGCCACCATTGGAAAGCGTTGATGCTTTTGTTGCTAATGTAGCAGTCGCCGCATTGCCAGTACACGATCCAGACGAACCAGTCACATTGCCAGTCACATTGCCAGTCACATTGCCAGTCACATTGCCAGTTAAAGGCCCAGAGAATGCGGTTGCGGTTACGGTTCCGTTGACATCCAGAGCGGTAGATGGAGATGATTTGCAAATACCAACATTACCAGATGAATTTATTCTTATTCCGCTTGTGTTTGATTGCCACGGTGCAATTACAAACGCACCAGTACCAGATGTCCCATCACTAAAAATAATTGACTTGTCACCGCTTAATACAATTCCATTGTACGACCCCGGAGTAAGAGAATTGTGAAAATTGATATATCCAGATGACCCAGTAATAGTAAGCTCTGGTTCAGTATTTGTTACAGACTGTCCTTGAACATGAAGCGGTGCTGTTGGATTATTCGTCCCAACCCCCACATTCCCGCTTGCGGTGATACGCATGCGCTCAGTGCTACTAGTCCCCAATGAAATCAAACCAGTAGATGTAGTATTGTACAATCCAATGCTGTCTTGAAAACCAGTTCCAGCTCCAATTCCAAAATCAGTTACAGCAACTGAACTGCCATTGTATTGCAGCATTCGAACACTTGCCCCATCTTGGCGTATTGTTTGACCACCAAAACTTGGAGAAATCTTTGTTCCAGCAATAGCTGCTGATGCGTTAATATCAGCATTTACGATAGTGCCATCGACAATGTTTGCCGAAGTTACGGAGTTCGCAGCAAGTCGGCTGTTGTTAATTGCATTAGCGGAAATGCTCAACTTACCAGACGAGATGTCCAGACCACCACTCCCACCAGATCCACCAAGAACAGCGTCAGCAGTCATCGTGGTTTGGTCGATGATGTTATTCATCTTTGTGCTAGTGATCGTATCAGTAGCTCCAAATGTGTAAGTAGTATCAACTGCTCCCATAACTTATTTCTGTGAGATTATTTGTCTATTTGTTACTGATCCAGCAACTTTGATTGAGTTTATCTTGGCCGAACCCTGTGTCCTTGTCAAGATCATGGTTCCTGTATAGCCCCTAATACCACCAAGCCTGCACCTAATGCTTGCCGTTTCTGCTTCTGATGGGTTTGTTGATTGTAAGATTTGTCCATCAAGGAATTGAGTGGTAGTTCCAATAGTTGATGAGTTGTCTGGGTCTTCAGCAGCAAACTCAATTAGGTATTCAGAATTCTGGCTCGGCAACCCCTGCATTGTGATCTGCGAATCGGTGTATCTTTTCCGTTCCAGCGTCTCAAGGTCGTAACCACGGGTGATTAGTTTGGATAGAACAGGAGCAGATGTCTTGACATCGTTTGTGTTTGATACGCTGATGTTGTCATTTGAGTCATCAAACGCCTCCAGTTGGTGCAACCCGCCATTTGCGGTCACAGCATACAGGTTATTCCTAACCCCAGCCGAACCAACAATAAGATCTTCGATCAAAAATCTAGTGTCACCAAAGGTATCTAGCGACTCCCAGCCTCCATTTAGGAAGTTGTACACCAAAATTGAGTTGTTACCGCGAGCATCGTTAATTCCCGGTGCGGAATCCAATGGAACTGCAAGGTAATACCTGTTATCAAACAGAATCCCGACTGACCTATTGGACAAGTCCTTGTTGAGTCTATCAATATAGGGCTGAATGTTCTTTGAAATTGGTTCCTCGGCCCCGCGAAGGTTGTAATCGTTAAGGAATTCCACACCATACACCCCATCGTCAGACAGGAACATCATGGTGTTAGCCCTCATCACCACGGATTTGCGAGCCAAGCAGCCAACCTCGGAGGTTAGTTCTGTCACCCTAGTGTCCAAAAGCGTTCCCTGCGTACCCTTAATTTGGTGGATGCTGTTTCTGTTAAGAACAATTAACGAATCGTCGTAGAACCCGTGCATGCCAACCACATAGTCAGCAGTCCCACCAGAAATACGGAACTGGTTTTCGATCTGATCGAAGGTTGTGGTGTCAAGAATATCAGATACAGCAATTTCGTCTGTGATCTTGCGATCGGTGTAGGTAACTGCGTTGTAAGCCCCAGACTGATCGTAATAGTACGGAACCCACAGACGGCGTTGGAAGTGAATGCCCCAAGGCGCACCCGGTTGATGCATGAACCCACCACCCTCGCTGAACCTACCACCAAATTCAATCTGCCCAGTTGAACCACTTGCTGTGATGTTTGCCACAGGAGCAAAGAATGTGATATTTGTTAGCGTTGCTGAAGATACTTGAAATTCTTGCCCGACAATTGCAGAGAATTCT